TACCAATATGTTTTCAGTATACACGAATGTGTAAATTAAGAAATACAACCTAGAGTAGTGGGACCCCTTTTTGTAAAAAGGGGGGATAGGGTCTAAGTTATTTTCTATATTTGGATTTGGTTCGGGACCCCTGGCCCGTAGGGCCAGGGGTAGAGAGTTAATCTAGTAATGTCATGTATGCTTTAGCATTCATTCTACTAAATTTAGATAAACCTTTTTGCATAGTCTTATAGTCCTCGTCAAACTCTGCCTGTTTAATCATGATGTATAACTTATACTCTTCTGCTGTTAACATCTCTGATTGACCAGAATAAGGATTGATTGCTTTGTGTACTCTTTCTGTATCTGTCATATCTTGGATAATATAGGATAAGTCAAGCATTGTCAACCCTGTATTGGCTCTTTTTTTTCAATGGTCCAATTACTATAACTGCCCCAACTATGAGTCGTGGTTTCTTTTTTAGGGTCATTGATTGGTGTTTCTAGTGCCTCTCGTCTTGGCGCTATTGCAATAACTTGTTGCCAATGTTTATAAAAGAAATCAGTATAACAACCTTGACTACAAAACACAGACCAAACAGAATTTTTGTTCCATTGGGTTTCTGTAATCTTTCTAGTTCTTAATACTTTGTTTCCTTTGCTACCTCTTATTCGGTCAACTGTTTGATTAGTATGGCAGTTCGGACCGTGACACCATTTAAAATTACTCATATCTTGGCAACCCCCCAAATATCATTGTTATACTTAAAAACAATAACAATACTGAAACAATTAAATGTGATGTATGGAATGCAATAATCAGACTTACTTGCGCCATTACTACACCTAATAATAATAAAAGTAATTTCATTAATGCCTCACTTTCCAATTTGTAGTCGCAGTTCTATATCCGTGTGCGTCTAAATCATAATAAACATAATAAGGTGTTCCATTCTTCGCAACACCATATCTGCTTTTGTCGTCGTGTTTGCCTTTACGAGTAATATGTTTTTTGTGCTTACTCGCCCAATAAGTTATGTAAAATGTTTTAGTCATATTTATTTCTCTCTTTCTGTCCCTATCCTATATTAAATAGGATAGGGTGTCAATAGTTAATTTACACTTTGTTGATTATTTTTTTCGTATAATAACCTCGCTTTTATTTTATCTTCTCTTGATACATTTTTATTCTTCATACCTTTAATCCTATCAGCAAGATTTTTAGGATTATAGATTGTAAGTCCTGTTGAGTTCGTTCTAATTATTTCTGCCTCTTGAACATTTAATCCAAGTTCAGTACATAACTCAATCGCCTCGTCAAGATACTTATAACCTTTTAGACCAATTTTAATTTCTTTCATCTGGTCTAAAATACTTTTAACCCATTTATAATGCGCCATAACAAAATTACCTTTTTCGGCTTTCCAATCTTGCAACATCATAAATTCATCACGACTACAAGCAATAGACCTATCTCTACAATAATCACGACCAATTAAATCTAATTGATATTTTTCGTTCCATTGTTTGCCATAACCACTATCACTATCGCCGAGATATTTATTGTTGTTCTCAACATATTTTGTTTTGTGTGGGTTATTTTCTTTGCCGTCTTGTTCAATCAAAATATCTGGATTGCAGTTATCTTGTGCTTTTAGTTCATCACGATACAACGCATAACCATATTCATTATCTCTTGAATAAGAAGAATTATTGTTAAGGTCAATATCGCCATTTAATTTAAAATCAAAATGTTTTTCAATCGGCTTTTCAACCATACGAACATTGTTGTCGTAATCTCGTTCTTCAACCTCGCCAAGATAATGAAAATGAAAACAACTATCCTTTGCAATAGTATTTACATTTTGAAATTTATTTTGAAGATGATATGCCATTTTAACATCTTCATCAGTATAATGTCGTCTAACAATTTTTTCGGCTATCGCCCACGCATTGTCGTTTAACTCAATTTGTTTTGCTTTGAGTTCATCATACTTTTGTTTTTCTTGCGTGTCCTCTTGTTCCAAGTGTACTCTCATTCTATTTGCAATTTTATTTCTGTACTCTTGGTTTAGTCTTATTCTAGTCATTTTACCTCTTTCTGTTTTATTTTGCATAATTTGTTTTAACACTTGACAAAAGGATTGTCAAGGATTATATATGATTTAGTTTCTATCTGTGGTGTAAAGTAGATTGAAAGAGATCCAAACACACGCACAGGTAGAACTGATCCCTGGTCTGACAGCCATTGCTAGCACGATCCGGACTAGCTGTCAGACCAGGGATCAGCGTGCCGGGAAGGACAGCGGGAGACGTCCCCACACGACACCCGGGCCCTGATCAAAAAATTATGAAAAATAATGGAATTAAAAACGGAAGAGTTGGGGCAGCGTACAATACAATTTTAATTAATCACTGGCGCTGGCTTCAGGCTCAAGGCCCAAGCTACAAGCAGCAAGCAACAAGCTGCAAGCTCCAAGCCTCAAGCTTGACAAGAAAGTTATATAATGATATCCAGGAAGTTAAAGGAGAAAGAAATTATGAAAACAAGTGAAGCATTAAAAATTATAGGAGGCAGCCTGAGCAAGCCCTCAAAGATGCCTGGATGGTCAATTGGTTTACCTGCCAAGGAATGCAAGACAGGCGGCAAGCTTCAAGCGGTGCCTGGCAGTGTCTGCTTCGACTGTTACGCAATGAAGGGCTGCTACGTGTTTAAAGTTGTTCAGGATGCACAGTACAGGAGGCTGGCAGCGATACGCTCACCTGCATGGGTTGCTGCAATGGCACACTTGATCAACAGTAAAAAGCCAGATGTATTTCGATGGCATGACAGCGGCGACGTTCAGGACCTGGAACACCTTCAAAAAATTTATGCTGTCTGCAGGTTGACACCTAGCAAGCGTCACTGGCTCCCGACTCGTGAAGCATGGATCAAAAAACATTTACAAGATAAACCCTCTAATCTGGTTATACGTTTTAGCGCGCCGATGGTGAACCAGCCGGCGCCTGAATCGTGGCCCAACAGCTCAGAGGTTGTAGAAAAAAATTTTAACTGTCCAGCATCTAAACAGGATAACGAGTGTCGAGACTGTAGAATGTGCTGGGATCCTGAAGTTAAAACTGTTAGATATCACAAACACTAACATGACTTATCACAGCCCGAAGTACTGGAAAGAGATGGCCAAGATCCGGAAGCAATGGCTCAAGGACCAAGCTTCAAGCGTCAAGCCCCAAGCTCACGAAGCATCAAGCGACAAGCCTCAAGCCCCAAGCAACAAGCGTCAAGCTTCAAGCCGCAAGCGACAAGCTCCTTGATTCTTGAACCACGAAAAAGTTTCACGTCCCCTGAACCAAGGGCCTCGACTATGATAAACGTATTGTCAGGATGCTTCACGTGAAAGCTAATTTGGTGTGGAGAAAACTTAACCTTGTTACTCTTCGTAACTTTTAATTCAATTGTAAAAAAGTGGCCGTTATTATTACAGACCAGTAGATCAGGAGTACCGGATAGACTAAGATTTTCAAGTCTAATAAGGGAAAAATCGGTAAAAGATTTTTTAATTTTTTGATATAATTTACGCTCTGGTCCCATACATTTTTGGGGGTAACATCGTCATTCATTTAATAGTCCTTTGCTAGTTTATCAGGCAAGATAATACTAGAAGGTTTCTGTGTCTTTAAGACCAAACGATGTGATGTCTGCCCTTTAAAACCAAGTATAGGTTGGGAGTTCTCGTGTACTTCCATTCGTCTTATGTCATACAACGTTCCGTTTACTTCACAAAATAAGACTGCATTTTTGATTGCGTCAGATCCTGTTGTGAACTGCCCAAGAAATTCTTGAAGATCTTTTACTCTCATTAAGACTTCTTGTTTAACTTGTCTGTTAATTCCTCTATCACTTTTTTATAACCTTGCAACAAATTTTTATCTTTTATGTTTTCAGTCTCTAAAAGTTTTAGCTCTTGTCTTAACTGACCGTTTAACTGCTGATGAGTCTCGTTAATTATCTCCAACTCTCTCACTCTTTCTTGTATTTTTTCTATGTCTGTCATGTTGACAATATAGCAATGTTACCTTAAATTGTCAACTATGGGTTTACCTAAAAGATTAACAGAAATGCAAATGAGATTCGCTGAGTTTTTAGTATTTGGTGATGAGACCGGACCACTAACACAAACAGAGGCGGCCGTCAAAGCAGGTTACTCACCTAAACGTGCAAGGCAAGAGGGATCAGAACTTTGCAATCCAAGACTATCACCTCTTGTAGTAAAATATATTGGTGAACTACGAGAAGAAAGAATTAGAAAACATGAAGTGACTTACGAAGGACACATAGCAGAGCTTGCTAGACTCCGTGAGTCTGCTCTGAAGAAAGGCTCTTTCTCTTCTGCTGTAAATGCTGAAACAAACAGAGGAAAGGCAGCAGGATTATACATAGATAGAAAAATAATAAAAACTGGGAAACTAGAAGACATGTCAGAACAAGAACTAGAAGCGAAGATGAAACAACTCTTAAACGATTACGGGCAATTGATTGATGTGACTCCATCTAAATCTTCTGAATCTTCTTTACCCACTGACGAGGAATCATCGTCCGATCCCCAAAAGTAATACCATCATCATCTTTATCGTAAGAAGCAAATAATTTTATAGAATTTTTATCTTTAGAATACAACCAACCTTCATTAACAGGTCTTGCTAACTTCATCTTATCAAACTCTTTATCAGTAGCCCAGCCCGAGTCACTGACACAGTCAATCCACTCCACTCGAACTCTCGGATAAGGTATATCGGGAGATACATCAGTTGCGATTCTTTTTCGTCTTTTCCTAGGCATAACTTCTTTTATCACATTTATATAAGGGATCTAGAAAGTTTTAGACACACGTCTACGTTTTAAAACGTTTCGCGGAAGGCCTTTTTGTATATATACCTAGGTGGACAAAATAATCTGTCCACCTAAACATAATTTGTACCATAAAGTGTCCACCCTAAAGTCAATAAAATCAACACTTCTAGACCAAAAGTACAAAAGTACACTTTTTTTTCAAAATTTTTTTACTCAAAATTTTTTTAAACTTTTTAGATCACTTATAGTACGGTCTTTGCCTCTTTTTTGCCATAATATTTCCTCATTACGGACAACTTTTCTTCTGCTTTGCCTATTTGGCCTAGCAATTTGTCTACCTCACCGGTGATATCAATATGCTCTGGTATCACCATATTGTGATCCTCAATGCATTGTAACTTGTATAATGCATCTTCAATCTCTGCTTCGTATCTCTTTAGAAGCGTTCTAAACAACCTATCGTTCATTAAAGTCCTCCTCTCTAATATTAACGTTTGCTTGTTCTTTTTCGTCAAATTTTAGGTCATGATACATGTCCAATCTTTTCAAAAACTTATGTTTATAGCGCCTTAATTCAAGTCCTTCCAACTTAAATTCTTGATAATATAGGTCCGGTGTACACATCATAATTATACCTTGTTCTATATTAGATTTATATACATAGTCATGAGCCATGGCGTATGCCGCTATTTGTAGATAATAATCTTCAACCCATTCCCTTTGTTTAGGTCTGTTTGATTGTTTAAAATCCACAATAGATTCTTTGTTGTTGTGCATGCAAACTAAATCTGTTGATCCTGCGTACAGGCCAGGATAGTATAATGTAACTTCTGATCCAAAGTATTGATCTACCGGAGCTAAACCTATATCTATAATTTTAGATGCCATCTTTTTAGCTGTCTTACCTATCTCTGTTAAGTCGTCGTAACCTTCACCCAAAACATATTTTTCTAAAAATTTATGCATTGATGTACCACGATTGCTAGATATATTCTTAATCTCTTCTGCCTTTTTTTCGCCAACTTTAGCTTTCCAATCTTTTAAGAATGTCTGGTCCTTGGTCCGTGATAAAATAGTCGTAACACTTGGTAGCCTGTGTCCAGCTACGTCATAGGTCCTTGTTCCATGGTCATCGCTTCTTGTACCATCAACATAAGAGTATTTATTATTTTTTTTTACTTTTTTACCAATGTTATGGTATTCTAATAAATCGTC